ATCGATTTCGGTATCTCCACCGTCTTGATCTTCGGTATCAAACCCAGTACCGTCATCATCCCAGTCACTGTCGTTACCATCCTCAAAGTCATCATCACCAAATGCCATATTACTATCTCTCTTGTTCTATAACTGCTCTATGATTAACCTTGAGGTTGAGAAGGCTGTCCAGTAAAACCATCTTGCCCTGCAACTGGAACATCTCCCGTTCCGATTGTGCCGTCACCAGCCCCCGTAGCGTCACTTGGTGCAGGTCCGCTAGGTACGCCGTCAGCCCCTCCCATGCCTGCGGGTGGTTGACCAGCGGGGCCACCTTCTGGGCCTGTTCCTTGTTGAGCATTCTGGAGTCCTTTTAGCATTTCTGCGTAGATTTGTGCTTCGTTCATGTTGTTAACTAACTGGTCGGGATCAATATCCTGAGCAATAGCTAATTCCCGGATTAAGTTCGGGATTTTAATGAAAGGAGCGAGCATCGGGTTAGCAACTGTCTGGAGCAACGCAGTGAGACGCTGAGTACGTACCTCTTTTTGCATCACGGCAGAAGTGCCACGTGGTTTAATCTCGAGATCACCTACGATGTCCGGAGAACTATCGTTGTATTGCATATTCCACTGGAAGTACGCTTCACCGAGAGGTTTTAAGAGATAGTCGTCCACGTTTTTAACAACAGTCTTAACCGCTAAGTTACCGGAACTGAGTAGCATCGATAAACCAGATGCCGTTCGTCCCGTTCCCGAAACACCTGTCTGTCCGTGCATGATGCTCGGGATACCCGTTTCTTCATCAGCAAGCTGTCGAGAGATCTGGTACATCTGGATATTCTCGGGGGCTGTGTTTGGAAACTTCAACCCGTTGATTGCTGTACCTGTAACTCCCGACTGTCTTCGGAAGACTTTTCCCGGATAGATATCGAAGTTTTGTCCGGGCACTAAGCTCGCTTCGTCTACGTCGAACACGAGGTTGCCCGCCAGTGCTAAGTTATCAATAGCCATGCGAATATGACCATTCATTAGCATCTGTGCATCTTCCATGTTTTCAGCAACGCCTACACCCCAAATTTGGTAGGGGTTTACTTCGTAGGGAAACGCATGGAACGGAATGCGGGCAGGTGTAAACGGGTTGAGAACGCACCTTAGTACTTCAGTACCACTAATCCATGCGTTGATTTGAACCTGATCGAGTTCTGACACATCGTCAGGAATCTCGAGACCTACCTCACGGGCAAACTTAGCATCTAAGACACCCCAGTACTCGAGCACTTCGTACCGATTTTCTTGGTAGTACGGCTCAGTGTCATCTTCACGTATCGTGTCTTCGTAATACTTGTCTTCGTAGTTAGGGCCTTTTCGTAAAACATTCTCAACCGCACTCTGAATAAAGTAAGGACGATTCATCAGTGCTCGAACTTGCTGACGATTCATCCGGTGGCGTTGAATTACATACTCACAATCCTCTATGCTAGTAGCGGACGGATCAGGGTGAAAATCCCAGACCGGAACATGTTCCATCCTCGGTACGAGTTTTTCATCTGGGACGTATGTTTTTTCGCCCGTCTCAGGGTTGCGTTCCCACTTGTGTACTTTCTTGTAAAAGTTAAATGGCCCCTTCACAACTCCAGTACCTAGTAAGGCAGACTCAAAAATAGCGTAACGAAGAACGTTAACTGCATTTGTGTCGAGTAGTTGATCGTGGATATGTTTTTCGAGTATCCGTGCAGACTCTTCCGCAGGACTGAGTTGTGGCTCGCCTACTCTCGAGGCCCCTTCCTCTATTGTCCCCTCAAACTTTGCGTAAGGGCCAAAAGGAACCTCTGTAGCTCCCGGAGGAAGTTCTTTCCCATCACCAGCAAATCCGTAAGGATTTTGTTGGCTACCTGATCCTTGATCAGCCGGTGTTTTTAGGTGAGCAAACTCAACAATTCCTTCCGGAACAGGGGTGGACTCTACAACGATAGGAAACTTCTTATTTGCGAACAAGATATCAATTACTTGACCGTAGGCCGCAAGGACCTTCGTCTTCGTAATCTTTATAAAGACCTTAGATCTTTCAGATTCTCTATATTTGGTAGAAGAGTCGTAAACCCCTTTGAAATTTTTGTAAGCCTGTAGCCAACGTTGCTCGAAAGCTCGCCGTCCATTTTCAGAGTCTTCAAAACGATTTTTGATGTAACCGGCGAGACCACCCATTGTGTTCTCGGCGTCTACAACATTTATTTCACCGTCGTCAGGGGGAGTTAAGAACCCTTCATCCATAATATTTTACCAGATTAACTGTAGAGGGAAGTGTCTTTGTCTGAGTTCAAGATCGATTGATCGAGAGACTCTTTTTTAGTCTTCGGCATCGCTTCAATTAAGGAGTCTGTCTTAGCAACCGTATCGAAGTCTTTACCTTCACGATAGAGGTTGTTTTCCCCACAGTTGTAGTCGATACCGTACGTATCTGCACTCATAATGTCTTTCATGTTATTTTCCTTCTCTAAGGCTTTGCATATATTGTTTATACTCTTGAAGTCGCTCTTCAAAGGGGCGAGAATCAGTCATATATGCGGGGGTTGGTTTTTGTAAACTTTGTTGCATCTCTGAAGATAAGTTATACTCAGGATTCGTAGAAGGCTCCTGAGAAGTAGATGGTGAAATATCTCCCCTCTCACGAGAGAATAAATCTTTTGCTGTGTCAACTGCACCCGAGGCAAGGTCGTAGGCTGTGCGAGGTTGACCTTCTTCTGATGGTTGTAAGTTCTCCAAGACCCCTTGAGTTAAACCCGCATAAGGAAGAACTTTTCCAGCGACACGCCCCGCTCTGTTAATAAAGCCTCGGGGCGGTGTTGCAAAAGAACCTTCTTCTTCAACCGGGTCCGGTTTTCTGAGCACATCTACTGCTGTACCGGCCATTTCAACCGCTTCCCCGACGCTCGGAGAGTCTTCCTCTTCTTCTCCAATACTGGTCGGTGCTTGTGGTCTAAACTTCCGGAGTTTTTCTGTATATAAGTCGAGCCTACTCTTAAAATCTTCAGGATCAATATTAAGGCTGATGGTTTTTTTATTTTTGTCCTCAGCGATTTGTTGTTTAAGAGGTTTTTCGTCAATTACTTTGTCCGCTACGGGCCTCTTAAAATACTCTCTTCCAAAATTTCCTGTTTGCTCTGTGATGCGAGTAGTTACGATGTCAGTCTTTACGCCGTAATCAAAGTTAAATTCTGGATTGCCTGCCTTAACTCGATTGAGAGCTTCTTCAATGTGCGGGCCGTACGTCCGTGCAAGTTTATTAACCTCATCACGTTCATATGGATCGACATCTCCCGGATAAGCAGAATCGTAAGTTGACAACTCACCAGTGGAGCCTCTACCGTAGCTCTTCGTACTGCGGCCTTGCGCTTTCGCTAGAACTAAGTCATTAATACCTATTTTACGACCCAGTGTGGTGTGGTAGTTGCGAAATAACGACATGCCGAATTTTGATGACGCCCCGTCTTTAGGTTTTAATGAGTCGTAGTAAGTGTCTGTACTTGCATCATAAACAATTCCGGGGACTTTAATTTCTGCGAGAACATCGTTAATGCTAGAAGTTGTTAAGGGTTTACCCTTTGTGTCTACCCAGATTTGTCCTGTAGTTTTGATTGCTTCTGGATTACTACGTATCTGTTGCTGTAGCATCGAGTCGGCCATGTTATTTAACGGAATAGAAATTGGTATGCCCTTAGCACCTGTCGCGTCTGCACGAATGTAAAGAGCTTGTTTTTCGGGCATATACTCGTACGTCTTCAGGCCAATATTCGCATTCGGGCGAAGGCCCGTGTTTAAGCCGTATATAATTGCGCGTATATGGGGAACTTTATCCGGGGTTTTTTCAGCGTAACCGATTAGCTCATCAAAAAATTGTTGACGTGACGTATCGTCAGTAAGAACTTGTAACTGAGATACTGCTTTAGGCCCTTGTTTAGCACCAAAGAACTCCGCCGCTACTTTAGGTACATTTTTTTCATTGGAGATAAGGAAAGACGGGGGATTCCTGTCGTAAGCGTTATACATACGGTTACTTGAGTACCGCATAACTTTAAGGGCGTTATCAATCGAACTCTGGGTTACTTTGCCAGATTCTTGCGCTGTGCGTATTACAGTTCTCGCAGGGGACACATCATCCCCAGTATCATCAAAAAACTCTAAGGCAGACATATCTGCGTACTTTGCTAGAACACCTAGCGTCAAAGGTTTCTTGAGCCCCTGCTCACGGCTATACGTAACGATTAAGTCGCCTAACGTAATAGTCTGAGGGTCAATTCTTTCTGTTGTCATTTAGTACCCGAAGGTTGCATCTTGAGGTTTAAACGTGCTATTCTTAATGTCGTTGAGAGATTTGTGGATGGAGACGTAGCCTGACGTGCGAGTCATCAACATATAACGCAGTGCGTCATAGGCGTGATCTTCTGCTTTTGTGTCTACGTCTTCAGAATTTGTTTTAGAGAGTGGTATACCAGCGAGTTGTTTTATTATGTTTGTACAAGTGTTAAAAAACTTAACTGTGGGTTCTTTTGTGAACTCGTTATCCCCTAAACGCCCGTGCATTTCCATTTTACCGGCGATGCGGTTACTATCTGAAGGCGTCCACCGACACCCCGCACGGATCATTGTTTCAGCTATAGAAGGCCCGTATCCTGTACGGTTCCAGCATGATTTATCGAGGACAGCGTAGTGAGGGTTAGGGTCCCACTCCTCCATCTCTATTATTTTAGCGGCAAGTTGCTCCGCTGTAAAGTGTTTTACGTATAATTCTTTGTAAACCCATATATTGTTGTCCCAATCTATCGCTCCCCAGAGTACGCACGAAGGGCTTGCATAACCGTAGTCAGCGGCACGGATGCGGGGCCAATTTGTGGGTAGTTCAAAAGGTTCCACCACGTGCTTGAGCTTATTAAACTCCGGGAACGCGCATCCTTCGGCCACATCCCAATCTCCATCAAGCAGACGTTTTCGTTCTGTCTCAGGGAGGGAGAGGAGCATTGCCTCGTACTGTCCGTCTTCCATAAGGTACGGATTATCTGTGAGGCGAGCCGGTACAAACTTTCTCCAGTAGAGGGGTTGTCCTGCTTTTGCGTGGTAGTCGGGATATACGAGAGGCTTTTCTGATTCGAGATCTGTAGGTATGAATCTAACCCCGTGTTCGTTCTGGTCGATGTACATTTTCTTAACCCACCATCCACCGACACCGCCGGGGTTGGCTGTACACCGCATAG